ACAAGATATGAGCCAGCTTCAAATTACACAATTAAATATTGAATATGCCACCCAAAAGATGGCTGGATGTGTCCTTAAACTAATGAAGCATTATTATAAGGGAAAGAAGTTTATGAGGATGATGGATCAGACTGGTGCTGTTATATTCCATGAGCTTGGCAATACAGATCTTCAAGATGAACCGGAGATCTTTATTCAGACCGGTAGTCTATTCCGCAATGAAGCACAAGATAGAGACGCGAAGGTACTAGAGTTAGTTGAGCTTGGCCTTCTGGATCCCAAAGATGCTCTTAAAGAATTATCATTCCGGACTGGAAAATCATTTGTTTCAAAGAAGATCAGCAATATGGCGCATGCACAAGAGATGCTTGACGCAGTATTGGAAGGTCATCATATTGAAATATTTGCTTCTGATGACGTTGAAGCATTTAAAGATATCTTCGGTGATTATATGAGAACAGAAGAGTACTATGATCAGGATCCAGAGGTCCAAGAATACGTAAGAGATATTCATTTATCTTTGGTTACAGCAGGCATGCCGCAGGAAGCTTTCATTCAGCAAGAACAGAATTATAAAGTATTCCCAAGAAAACCAGCAACAGCCGGCAGTGTTACAAACCAGGCTGCGCCGGTGTTGGCTCCAGGATCCCCTGCAACTAGCGCACAGATGATGGAAGAGGGTTTAGCTCAACAAGCAGGGCAAGGCCAGATTAAAGATGTGGAGGCATTAATGACAAACTTAAATAACGGTGGAGGCCTAGGCTAATGTTAGTAAATGAATTAGTAAATCTATTCAGGCAGTATGTTGATGAACCGGACCAGACCTATCTATCCGATATCGATGTACAAACTTATCTGCAATTGGGATATAAAGAATTCCGGAACATGATCACAGATTATGCTCCATTTACGTATGCTACCAAAGTACGTATCGATACAATCAACCAGCGATCAGTTGCAACGATTGCACCAAATTTCACCAACCTTAATAATGTGGTTGTCACTATTGAAGGAGCTACTGTACCGGCCGGCAACAAACTTGAAAGAATTATTCGTATATACCGGCCGATTAGTGATGACGTCACAAACGTAGATTTTCATGCTGATTCATATGAATATCAAGCCGTCACAGAACGCAAAGCTTTATATACAACTTTTAATAGTTATTGGCTTGGATCCGACGCACGTATCTATTTTGATTCTGCGCCTGGTGTCCCGTTGGTGATAGAATATGCAGTTGATATTGATGTAACAGTATTCGCATTACCATTCCTACATGTATGGTTCGATCGCTTTGATCAGTTCCACGATGTTATCGCCCTTCTGGCTAGCAAGCATTATGCTATCAGGGAGCAGGCCGAAAATCCAGTGGCAGCGAACCGGCTGCAAGAAAGAATTATTGCAATGCGTGAGTTCTTCCTGCGCAGAGATTATGATGGGCCTTCATATGTCGGCCGTATTGATGAGGATTCTTTCATTTTCTAATGGCTGGTAACAAACAAGAAATTGAGCTGCTCGATGCCGGCATAGAAGCGATAAGCCCCGATAAGGGTTCTTTTGCTTTAAATATGCATAATAAAAATGGTGCCTGGCACGTGCGCAAGGGCTTCGGTCAATTGGCTGAATTTGATACAACTGTGATGCGTAATATCGCACAGAGTACAGTAGTATCTTGGGCATATGAAAAGCATACAGGATCCCAACTAATAAAAACTTCATTTGGCCATGATCAAATTGTTTCAATTATCCATGGCTTCTTTGCCACTGGCGGCAGTACTGGATTGGTGCTTGATAATGGGAATATGAAAGGCGGGATATCAAAATCTAAATCAACATCGCCCACCACCATATATCATTTGTATCTTGTTAGCATATTTGATATAACAACCGGGGAGAGATGGGAAGAGCCGCTATACTCACATACATCAACCAATCGTACACTTCCTTTATATGAACTGCATGGCAACTATGAAACAAATCTAGATAAAAACTTTCAAGCTTGGATCCAATCAGAAGCAGACTATGCTTGGTTCGAGCATGCTGCTGACTGCCTATTCTTCGGTAATGAAGATATCGGTGTTTGGTATTACGTTCCCTCTTCATTCAGGGGCACACGAACACAGCAAGGTGATGCATCTGTATTCCAACAGTTGGATGATCACCTAAGATTCGAATGGGCTTTAGGCAGATCTGAGACAAGCTTGGTAAAAAACCTATCAATATCTCCAGGCACATTCAAGAATGAACTGCCTTATCTGGAAACAAGTATCTTCGATTCTATAGTTGATATGACTTTTCTTAACGGGACATATATATACGCAACAACAAATACATTATGGTTCAGCGACACAGGAAAGCCCGGATCAATATTGGCCGGTAACAGCGCCTACCTTTCGTTGAGCGAGCCAATTGTGGCTATTAACACATATAGAGATCTCATATATATCTTCACTGAATCAACAACTTGGATATTCTCTCCTGCTGTCCAGGGCGCCCTATTAACGGGCTCTTTAACGCAGCTTTCCAACGAGATTGGATGCGTGTCTCCAAATGCCATTGCAATGGCTAATAACCAGCTTATATGGGCGGATAAGAACGGTATATACAGTACGCCAGGAAACCAAAATATAACTGTTATATCTGGTGTTATTCAAAACTATTTTAAAGAATATATTACAAATCCGTTAAACAACTGGTATACTCAATCAGGCGCCTTGGGGACAACAACGAATCCTCCCGGGATTACACTTAAACTAAATCCCAATGGCATCCATATGTCTTTCTCGGAACATAATAACATGTTGTTGATTGGCATGCCTGAAACAAATCAGATTCTGGTATTATCAGATGGGGACAATTGGTCACTGTGGACGACAGAAACACTGGTTAATGAGGATGCCGGCAACTTCGATGTACTGGCCACGAATAATATAGAAAACCCTTGGATTGTTACTGGATTAACAAAGATCTATTGTATTGGTGGGCCAACCACACAAACTTGGGTTGATGTTAGCATCGATGCCAGCACCGGCAATCCAATAGATGATGATGCTCTGATATCCTCTTATTATATAATGGAATATGGAAGAGGCGGAGGATTAGATCGATCAATTGATAATGAAGATTATCGTCGTATCATTGGTAAATGGTATATACAAAACAATGCTAGCGTGGCGCCTACATTACCGGCGCCATTGGTCGTCGACAATATCAGATCTAACGGCAATATATATATTGATCGTTGGATTAAAGAGGAACCGTACTCAAATACGCCGGTTGGACAAGGGCCTCCTTATCCAATATATGTGTTGCCAATTCAACTTGTGCCACCGACAATTAGTACAACAACACCCGACGAGGCGCCAGTAGCTTATCCTGTAACTGATAATGCATATCCTTTAAATGTAGTTAATTTCACGTTTGACTTCTGGTTTGATAATACAAATTGGAGACCGGTGTTTTATACCGGCACTCCGGCTGGAGCATGGGATCAAACAGTTGTATCTCCCATCCCCAATGAAAGAGGATATTCAGGTATTGGATATCATAACCAACCGATCGCAGGCCTTCCAGCGCCAATCGTTAACGCTTCTGAAGTGCAATGCTACCTGGGTGGTGCACCAAATGTTAATGGCAATCAAATCCATATCAGATATGCGTCAGCAAATGCTGTAGCACAGCGCGGCGCCGGTTGGAACCATAAAAGCGCTGCGGGTGGCGCGCTCGACTCACTCAATCTAAATCCGGATTATCGCAATCCAATGATATATTTAAAGTTCTTTTATATTGGTACTGGACCGGTAACTTCTATGGGCATTGAACCTATTCCAGCTACAACGGCTGTGTTAGGCCAATGGGTTGATGCGGTCGGTGGCCTGCACACTCCTATAACAATACACCCGAACGTTATATATTGGCAAGAAGCGGTTAACCCCAGTCCTCATAAAGAAGATTCGGTAGCACAACCAGTTGATTGGGCTTATAAGTCAGCACAGGTTGGTATAAATAATAATATTAATTTTAAAGCCAGAGGAATAACAACGCGAATCAAATCTCACGGCAAATCAACAAATCCATTAGTGTCTGGCTGGTGGTCTGGATTGTTTAATACACTTGGAGGTAGTGATTGGAAAGAGTGGACATCACAAACAGTTGATATTGACGCATCAGCTGCGGTACCAGTTGCGCTACAGAGAGTACTAGACAAAACAACTATTCGCAATCGTTTTAGTAATGGCACAGCATTATCAACCAGAACGTTTGGCAATAATCAAATCTTATGGGATGACACCACCGGCACTGTTGGTAATTATTTAGTTGATGAGCAAGAGGTTAATCAGATCACCACTTCAGATAATGTAAGAGGTGAGTGGATAAGTTATATGGCATTCGGTCATATCCAAGATAAGGCTGAAGAAATAGTTATGATGAGTTTAAAGGCAATTGTTAGGCCTATTACTAGTAGAAGAAGGAAGACAGGACATTAATGGCACAGATAGTTAAAAATATATATTCTGCCAACAGAGCTTCAAAGGCCGGCCAACAGAATGATCAGCAGTTCAATAAACTATTGGCCCTCGTCAGCGAGCTTAATATCCAAACATCAAATGATATGCCGTTGGAAGAGCAGCTAGCTAATAACGCAGCTGCTTTG